CATGTCAAGCGGGGGGGGGGGGGGGGGTGGGGGTAGGACAGCTGAGTTTTCGATCCCCATAGAGAGAGATGCCTTGCGGCCGTTGGGAAGTAGAGAAAAATTGTGACGTCGGACACGCACTCCAGGGGTAGGACAGGGGTGGACCAGGGTAGGACAGCCACCGCTAATGTGGACGTAGCGTGGCGAAACAGGCCAAAAACGACCACTCTCGGCGCAATGTTGTCCTACCCTTTATCCACAGGTCTAGACCATACAGCGTAAGAGTTGACATTAGGGTCGCACTTCTATATAGGCCACACTGCGTGAACAGGCCCGGCGGTCGCTGTACAGTGGAGGCATGGCAAAGTGGGAAGACACCGGCACCATCGACGCGATCGTCGCCGAACTCGCCGAAGGCGCAACGTGGGCACACGCCTCCACACTCGCCGGTGTCCACCCCAACACCGTCAAGCGGTGGCGGAACCGCGTCACCGAGTGGGGCGCAGAGGACAGCACCCCCGAAGGCGAACAGGCGGCGCTCGAGGCGGTCGTGAAGCGCCTCGACGAAGCGAAGGCCACCGGCGAGCGGGCGATCGTGGTGAAGATGCTCAAGGGTGGCCCCAAGGGCGAGGGCAAGGGCTGGCAGCGCTTCGCCTGGTACCTCGAGCGGACCAACCCGCAGGAGTTCTCGCTGCTTGAGCACTTTCGGGGCCGCCTGGCGCCCGACGCAGAGCCGGGCGGTGCACGTCACGAAAAGACCACTACAGATGAAGTGCGTCAGGCGATCGCCGAGGCGAACACGGTCGTAGAGGCGGAATGAATCCGACCGTCGAGGCGCTGGCGCTGCAGCTCCCCACGCTGCAGCTGTGGTCGCCGATCAAGCCGAGCCCGAAGCAGCTCCGATGGTGCCTGGAGCCTCGCCCTGCTGCGATGTTCGGCGGCGCCGCGGGGGGTGGGAAGTCGGCGGGGCAGTTGATGTCGGCGCTGTTGTTCGTCGATCAGCCGCACTACCGGTGCCTTATTGCACGCGAGACCAGCACCGAGCTGACGAAGCCGGGGGCGCTTGTCGATGTGGCGCACAAGTGGCTCGACGACACGGCTGCTGTGTGGTCGGCGAAGGAGTCGACGTGGACGTTCCCGTCCGGTGCGCGCATCGTGTTCGGCCATTTGGCGGAGCACAACTATCAGCGCTACCTCGGCTCGGAGTGGCACGGCGTGTTTCTCGACGAGTGCACGACGATCAGCCCGGTCGCTGCGCGGGAGCTGCGGACCCGGCTGCGTCGTTCGCCGGGCGATGAGGTCCCGTTGCGATTCAGGGTGAGCACGAACCCGGGCGGCCCCTATCACGCCTGGTGGAAGGAGCAGTTCGTAGACACCGGGCTGTTGGTGCGGTCGTTCATTGAGGACAACCCGGGCATTGACGCCACCGAGTACGAGGTGACGTTGAAGGAGGCGACGACCGCGGCCAGGTACGCGCAGTTGCGCCACGGCGACTGGGAGTCGGTGGCACACGAGGGGGCGTCGTGGGACCCGTCGGACATCACGTTCGTGCCGACCCCGGAGCCCGCCGAGATCATGCGCTACGTGATCGGGGTGGACACGTCGGCCAGCGCCTCGGAGACTGCCGACGAGTGCGGCATCCTGTTGGGCTGCGAGCTGATCGACGGGACGATGGTGGTACTCGAGGACCACAGCCATCGTGCGCGCCCGGCTGCGTGGTCGGCGGCGGTGTCGGACCTGTCGGCGCGGTACACCGCCGATGTGATCGTGGAGGGCAACCTGTCCGGTGCGGCGCACCACTCTGAGCTGTTCGCAGCGCCGGGAGCGCTATTGGACCGCATCAACGTGCGAGGCTCGAAGCAGTCGCGGCATGTGGTGACGGCGATACGGTGCCGCCGCGGCGAGGTGGTGTTTGCTGAGGGGTTGCGGGGTGGTCCGTTGGTGGAGCAAATGACGACGTGGGTGCCGCCGTCGGCGGGGCGGCGTCGGGTTGGTGGCTCGCCTGACCGTGTGGATGCGCTGGTGATGCTGGTGCACCTCGGCGACGGTGCCACTGGCCTGGCGACGGCGTAGGCGTTGCCATGGTAAGGTGACGCCATGGCTGAACATACGAACATCAAGTGGTGTGACCACACCTTCAACCCGTGGGAAGGGTGCTCTCGGGTGTCCGCCGAGTGCACCAACTGCTACGCCGAGACGCGCGATGGGCGGTGGCATGGCGGGGTTCACTGGGGTAAGAACGCCGAGCGCAAGCCAATGTCGGCGTCCTACTGGCGGCAGCCGCACAAGTGGGACCGGGCCGCCGCCGAAGCGGGGGAACGCCGCCGCGTTTTCTGCGCCTCGCTGGCCGACGTGTTCGAGGACAGGCCCGACTTGGTTGACCCTCGTCAGCGGCTATGGGGGTCGATCCATGAAACACCGAGTCTTGATTGGTTGCTCCTGACCAAACGGCCGGAGAACATCGAACGGTTGACTCGCTCCCTGCTGGTCACGGGCTGCTGTGGATCGACCCCCGAGTGGGCACACACGACGGGATGCCTTGAGTGCGGGCGGGATGCCATAGCGATCCTTCCGAGCAATGTTTGGCTCGGCGCGACTATCGGACACCAAGACTCGATGCAACGCGTCGACGACCTGGCCGACGCTGCCGAGGAACTACAAGCCACGGTGACGTTCCTCTCGTGTGAGCCGCTGCTCGGCCCGCTCGACTTCGAGACCTATGGGCTCGACGGGATCGACTGGGTGATCTGCGGTGGCGAGTCCGGGCCGAACGCTCGGCCGATCGACCCTCAATGGGTGCGCGACCTGCGCGACCAGTGCGCCGCCGCTGGGGTGCCGTTCTTCTTCAAGCAGTGGGGCGGCAAGACGGCCGACGCTGGCGGCCACCTGCTCGACGGCGAGGTCATTCAGGAGTTCCCGACGCCTCGCCGCTAGTCTCCACTGTGTGAGCTTCGGCGCTGGTTGGCGCCGCGTGGGCATACCGGCGGTGGCTGGTCGTGCTGTAGTGTCGGGGTTCGCAGCCATCGGGTGGGCGGTGCCGTCCTCGTTCGGTGCCGTCCGCCTGGCTGCGACCCGTCGCCGAGCGGGCCGTGTGTGACTAGAGTGGGTGCCATGCTGCTGCTGCCGTTCCTCACCGTTCTGATCATCGCCGTATGGCTCGGGCTGCTCGTGCTCGAGCCGATCGCCGCGGGCCCGGTCGACTGGCTGGGTCGGATGTTTCCGCCGTCGGGCGCCGAGTTCGACGCACCCGTGGACCGCCCGCTGACCGCACAGCTTGCGCGGCTGGTCCACGACGGCAGGGCGTGGGTCGATGACCAGCAGGTGGTGCATGTGACGCGGGGGACGCCGTTAGGTAAGCCGCTGATCTGCCCGCCGTGCGCGGCGTGGTGGCTGGCGGTGCTCGGCTGCGTGGCGGCGCTGGCGCTGGGCGCGCAGTGGCCGGTGCTGCTCGCCGCCCCGGGGTCGTTCGTGTTGGCGTCGATGGTGGTGCGCTGATGGCTTGCTCATCGTGCGCCCAACGTGCAGCCGCCCGCCGTGCCGCCGCGCAGGCCCCCCAGCGTGTCGCGGCGCCGCTGGTCGACCCCGACGACGCGCCGATGGCTCGCCGTGCCGATGGCTCGTTCATCGACGAGCACGCCCCGTTCTATCTCGGCAAGGGCTCCCGCACCCGGGGCAACCTCGGCGTGTGGCAGTGGACGTCGAGTCTCACCGCCACGCAGGCGATGGGCTGGGGTCCCGAGTATTCGACGATCGACCGCGGGGACCTGCTGTTCGTGCAGGTCACCGACGGCGCCACCCCGGCGTTGGAGCGTGTCGCCAGGAAGGTTGACCAGTGAGGCTGAGCAGCACCCCCACTCCGCCACCACCCGCCCCGCCTGACGTCGTGCCGGAGCCGGACACAATGGCGTTCGCGGCGGCCCCGGCGTCGGACATGACGAAGGAGGCCGAAGGCGTCGCCGACACGAAACAGCCCACCTGGTGGGCGGACCTGCGCGCGACCCTGCACGACCCGATCCTGTCGCGCGTGACCCGGCTGAGTGTGGCCGACCCCATGGTGATGCCGCTCACCGTCGCCCGTGACGTCGGCGCCGCCGAGCCCGAGGTCTACGACGCTGCCACGGCGGCGATCGTTCCTGAGCTGTCGTCGCCGTTGGCGGACCGCTTCGCGACGTGGGGCAAGCACGTCACCCTGATAGCGACGCTGGGCCGCTCGTACTGGGTGCGCCTCTATCCGGACGACATCCCGAGTGTGCCGGGCTGGCCGACCGCCGAGCAGCGCGGCGGCTGGGTGGTGGTGTCGCCGTTCAACCACCAGCCGGTCGGGGGCAGCATGGCGGAGCTGGTGCTCGACGGCGGGCACCGTGTGACGGTGGCACGGTCGCGGCTGGTGGTGTGTCAGCGCTCGGGGCGTGTGCTGTCGGGCGAGCCCTACAGCGAGCTGCGCACCCTGGCGGAGCAGGCTCAGCTCTCCGACCGTGTCGTCGCTGCCCTGTGGTCGCGGACTGACACCTCGGCGCAGGGTGCGAAGGTGTTGAGCATCGAGGGCGGCGACCGGGCACCGCAGCAGTCGCAGGGTTCGACGTCGGACCCGAAGAGCCGCACGATCGTCGAGGCGGTGATGGCGACCCTGGCGAAGCGGCTGCAGGCGATCGTCCAGATCCGCAAGGACCCGAAGGCGCGGGCCCCAATGGTGGTGGCCGGGCGTGGCGACAAGCCGCTCGACGTCGCCGACATGACGGTCAACACCGACGGCGGGCTGATTGCCACGGGCACGTGGTCGGACCAGCGCATCGCGATCGGTGCCGGTGTGCCCACAGCACAGCTGACCGGTGAGTCCCCGAAGTACGCGAACATGTTCGCCGACCGCCTCCAGTTCGCCCGCTCCGAGTCGGGGATCCTGGCCCGCGAGGTCGCCGCGGCTGCGTTGCCGTTGCTGGCGGCGATCACGAGCGAGGGCAGGTTCGCCCAGTATGCCGGGTCGATCTGGTGGCTTGACCCGACCCCGCTGATCGAGGAGGCGCAGGAGGACGCGGCGGCCGCGCGGGGCACGATGGCGGCAGCACCGGCGGGGATGCTCGCCGAGGTGTCGCCCGCCGAGCGGATCAACACGATCGTGGACCGTGCCGAGCGGCGCCTGTTCGCCGACGCCGAGATGTTGGCGCTGGTCGCCCCGGCGGACCGCGACGGCGCAGCGGACCGGCTGGCCCTGTCCGCTATCGACGCCCTGAACGAGCTACGCGAGACGCTCGACGCGCCGCTGTCCGATGTGGCGGTCCGGGTGGTGCGACGTGCCGCGTTGGGTGCGCTCGACGACAGCCTCGACGAGTTGAAGGCGGAGGCGATCGCGGCGGCGATTGGCCTGCCGACGATCGTGCGGCGTATCGTCGAACGCGTGAAGGAGGCCGTGTTCGGCCGGTCTGCGTCGCCGACACCGGACGGCGCGACCGGCCCGATCCTCGACCGCGTCGGCATCTCCCCCTACCTCACCGCCGAGTTCGGCGACGACGTGCCGATGGTGTGGGTGTACGGCCTGCCGTCGACCCGCGAGAACCCGTACGAGCCGCACTATGCGAACGACGGCGCCGAGGGTACGAAGCCCGGCGACTTCGCCGGTGAGGAGCCCGACGGGTCGCCGTGTTTCCCTGGTGGCCACAACGGCTGCCAGTGCTACCTCCGATTGAAGGTGACGTGATGGAACTGACCCGCGAGATGTTCGGCCGCGAGGCGGCGACGGCGACGTCGGGACGCGCCTACGCCGACCCGGCGACGGGTCGGGTCTCC